GTGCGGGGCTGCGGGGCGGTGGCGGGTCGTTGCGGTGCTGCCAGGCATGCCAGCCCTGGACGGGGTGGGTGAGCAGCCATGTGAGGTTCTCGGCGGACAGCAGGACGAAGACGGCGGCGTAGCGGAGGCCGGTGGGGCGGCAGTACTTCTGCCAGTTGGCCCAGTCGAGGGCGCGGTGGACGGGCCGGTACCGGCCGACGGCGTAGCCGGTAGCGAGGAGCGCCAGGGCGGCGAGGCCGGCCTTCATGCGGCGGCCTGCTTGCGTCGGTCGCCGCCCTTGATGGTGATGCGGTCGCACATCTCGATCAGGCGAGAGGAGACGCGGTCGCCGACCCGCTCGATGAGCTCCTTCGGGAGGACGTTCGACGTGAGGATCGTCGGCAGCTGGTTCTCGTACCGGTGGTTGATGAGCCGGAAGTTGATCTCTTCGACCCACTCGGAGGACTTGGCGGCGCCGAGGTCGTCGAGGACGAGAAGCCGGGCGTGCGCGTACTTCCGGAACTCGGTTTCGGAGTCGACGCCGGCGCGGGGCCGGAGGGCGGCGTAGAGGTCGGCTGAGCTGGTGGCGGTCCAGCGCCAGTTGATGCCGGTGGGGGCGAGGTAGCGGAGCGCGCCGTATGCCTGGTGGGTTTTGCCGGTGCCGGTCGGGCCGAGGAGGAGGAGGCTGCGGTGGCGGCCGACGCTGGTGGTGACGCGCCCGGCGGACTGGCCGCGGGACGCGGTGATCAGGCTGTCGGCCCAGGCCTTGACGTCGGGGTGGTCGGGGAGCGCCCGGCGGTAGATGAACGGGACGTGCTCGGTGGCGTGGGCGATCTCCTTGCGGGCGACCGTCCAGCGGTCGTACGGGTCGCCGGTGATGTTGTTGATCTGGTCGGGGGTGAGGCCGTGCGCGGTGAGGGTGTCGTCCCAGCCGGTGAGGTTGATGCGGGTCATGTGGTCCATGGCGGGTCCTAGTCGAAGAAGGGTTCGTCGTAGGCGTCTTGGTTGGCCGGGTTCTTCCAGGGCGTGTAGCCGCCGGAGACCGCGCGGAGTTGAGGGCCGGGTTGGGGGTCGGGCTCGTCGTCGTAGCAGCCCTTGTTGAGCCAGGTGGCCGGGTACTTCGTGTACTTGGGGTCCTGGCCGAAGCGCTCACGGGCGTAGGCCTGGGCGCGGTCGACCATGTGCTGCGGCGGGGCGCCGCGCTTGATGGCGGCGATCCAGGCCTTCTTGGCAGCCTCGCGGTCGCGCTTCTTGGGGTAGACGGTCCAGAAGGCGCCGAAGGCTTCGAGGTGCAGCTGCTCGCTCGGCTCGTCTGCCTGAGCCGCAGGCGAAGAAGAGTCTTCTTCTTGTGGTGCTTGCGTTCCTTCTGCGTTATGGGGTCCGGAATCCGGACCCCCACCGGTCCGGTTTTCGGACCCCCCCGGTCCGGATTCTGTACCGGTCCGGTTTTCGGACCGGTCCGGATTCTGTACCGGTCCGGATTCCGGACCCCCTTCGTGGGTTGACCTGCGGTGACGCTTCGCTTTCGGGAGGGTGTAGACGGTTTCGCCGCGGGGGCCCTGCTGGCCCTTGACGACGGCGAGTTCGCCGGACTCGATGAGCTTGTCGACGGCCGCGACGACGGAGGACCGGGCCGCGTTGCTGCGCTGGACGAGCATGGTCGTGCCGGCGTATGCCGAGCAGTCCTTGCCGTACGCCTTGTCGGCGATCGCCAGCAGCACCAGGCGGGCGGTGCCCTTCGACTGGGAGTGGTTCCACACCCAGTCCTGCGCGTCGAGGCTCAACGGGGCCTTCTTTCGTTGGTGCTGGTCAGGAGCGGCGTTGCTGGGCGTGGCCTATGCGGTCGCCTTTGCGGCTGTTGCACGGACGGCAGAGGACGCGGAGGTTGTCCGTCGTGTCCGGGCCGCCGAGGGACCACGGGTAGATGTGGTCGAGGGTCAGGTCGTCCACGGCGTGGCACTGCGCGCATGCGTGGTCGTCTCGGTCGAACACAGCGGCGCGGACTTCCGCTGGGATGGGCGCCCGGTTCGTCCGTCCCCCGCGTAGCGCGATCTTGGCGGCGCGCGCTTCGGCCTTCTGTCGCTCCTTCTCGGCTCGGGCGGCCTCGTCCGCGAGGCGCTCAGGGGTGAGCAGTAGGAGCCACGCGCCGTCGAGGCCGGGCGCGTTGTGCTCGATACGCGCGTGGCCGTTGGCGATCATCAGCGCGACCGCGTGGCGGATCTCGGCGGCGCTGAATTCGAGATCGCGCGCCATCTCCTCGTAGTCGAGGCGCCACGCCTGGCACGCGCCGGCACTTGCGTCGATCCGACGAGCTATGGCCTTGGCAACGCCTGACCCAAACCGCGTGTCCGTGACCCAGTAGTAGAAGGGCATGAGGGGGCTCTCGTTTCGGTCCTCTGGGCGGGGTTTCACCCCAGCCACTTCATGTACATCATAGCGTGCATCGCGATGATGTACATGAAGATCATGAGGTACACTCCCGGCATGACCGCGCCCAAGAAGGAGCACCAGGAGAAGATCGCGGACTTCCGCAACTCGCTCGCTGACGCGATCGAGCGGGCCCGCTACTTCGACGAGACGACCGTGCTGACCAGCCGTGGCAAGCGCGTCGCTGTCCTGGTCGGCATGGACTTCTACGAGCGGGCACTGGAGGCCATAGGCGAGCAACGTGTGCTGGTCGAGCCCAAGGACGCCCGCGACATCGACGCGGCCCGGAACATCGCCGAGTCCTGACACGGACCCCTCCCCTCTCTGGTCTCCTGGCCCCGCACCGGTGTGCGGGGCCTTCGTCGTGTGGTCGGTCAGCGGTAGTTGTGGATGAGCAGCCAGGCCGGGGCCGGGTGGTCGACGTGGCCGAGGCGGACCGCGGTGTCGTGCAGCGCGGCGTCCCAGGCGGTCAGCTCCGGGGCCGTCGCCATGTCGGCGGTGAGCCGGACGACGGTGTTCTCCGGGGTCGGCGTGTAGCGGGTGACGAGGAGCAGCTGGTCGAAGTCGCCGATGACGATCTGGCCGACGCTGTCCTTGAGCAGGTCGGGCCCGTCGCCGATGACCTGGTCGAGCTGGTCGAGGTCGGTGTCGGCGGGGATCTCGAAGCCGTACGCGAGAGCGACGGAGTGGTAGAGGCCCATGTCGTGTCTCCTGAGTCAGTGGCCGATGGGTGCCGTGCAGGCGCGGCAGTGGCCGGCGTTCGGCGGGACGGGCGCGCCGCAGCGGGGGCAGGTCATGCGCGGTAGCGGTAGATCGTGTGGACGCTGACGCCGTACTCGGCTGCCAGGGTCTGCGGCGTCTCGTCGTCGACCAGCCGTTGCCGGATCTCGTCCCGCTGCTTGGGCGTGAGCTTCGACGGCTGATGCCCGGACGGCGCGCGGCCGCTGTTGTTCCAGCCGCGCTGAACTTCGGACGCCTGGATCGGGGCGCCGTGGCGGAGGGTGACGCCGGCCTCGATGAGGAAGCGGCGGGTGACCTCGTACGAGTAGCCGATCTGTTGGGCGACGTCGGCGATCGAAGTTCCTCGGGTGTAGAGGCGGGCGGCCTGCTGGTGGACGCCGGGTGGGGCAGTGATGGCGGGACGGCCCATCAGGTGGGTTCCTTTCGTGCGGCCCTCGTCGGGGCCGGGAGTCCGGGTGGTGGTTCGGGTAGGCCCCGGGCCCGCCACGGGCTGTGCGCGCTGCACAGCCAGCCGGCGGGGTAGAGGCGGACGGGCCCGTCATGCGCCGTCGCGGGGATGCCGCAGACGGGCCCGTCGGCGCGGGTCATGACGCGAGGTCGTCGGCCGCGTACTGGGCTCGGGCAGCGGCCTGAGCGGCGGCGAGCTCTTCGGCCTTCTTGCGCCGCCACCGCTCCTCGTTGTCCGCGAGGTGCCGCGGGTTGACGCACTCGGTGACCGGGCAGTCCGGCAGTCGGCGGACGATGCCCACCGCCTTGTGCCCGCGGTCGAGGAGGAACGCGAGCTGCTTCGGCGTGTAGACGTGGCCGTCGAAGGAGAAGCTGCCGCTGTCCCCGTTCCAGCCGATGTGCCCGCCGGGCAGGTCGTGGGTGCGGTCGTCCCACAGGTCCCGGAGCGAGTGGATGGGGTTGAGCTCCTGGCGCAGGGAGTTGAGGACGAGTCCCCGGACCGTGTCGAGGCTGTCGAAGGCGCCGGTGCGGTGCTTCTTGACCAGGGTGGTGCGCTGGCCTTCAGAGAGGCCGCCCCATACGCCTTCGTCCTGGCGGGTGCTGAGGGCGAACTGGGCGCACTGGAACATGACGGGGCAGGCGAAGCAGACATTCTTGACGGCCCGGATGCCGTGGACGTTGGTCCGGTTGGGGAACCAGGCGTCGTTGTTGCTGCCGCGGCAGGCGCCCTCGGCACGCCAGTCCGCCTTGCGCTTCGTCTCCGGGACGGAGCCGGTGTGGTGGGTCACGAAGTGCTCCTGAAGATCTGGGTGTACAGGGCGTCCGAGCGGCGCATGGGCTCGTCCGTGGCGTGCTCGGGTGAGATGCACCAGGACTGGCCGCAGCCAGGCAGGACCCGGCCGACGGGGTCGCGGTCGTTGGCGATACGGAACGCGACACGGCGGGCGGAGTGGTTGCGCTGCCGGTGGGCGAGGTTCGGCATCCCGGAACGGATGGCGCCGGTCCACCTCATGTGGCCGCCGGTGACCGCCTGCGCACGGGTGCGCCACTTCTGTTCGAGAGTCAGCCCCTGCTTGCGTTCACTCTTCGGCAGCCCGAGCTCCGCGCGGATCCGGCCGGCGCGCTTCGGGTTGGCGCGGAGCACCTGGCCGATGTACCGGTCGGAGTGGCCCTCTTGCAGGAGCTCGACGATCGCGGCACGCGGCACGCCCACGGGTCCGGGCATCAGGCAGCCACCTCTGCCCGGTGGAGGACGGCCCGCAGCCGGGCGCCGATCCAGGTACCGACCTGCGGGGAGACGGCGTTGCCGAACCCGTCGACCTGGTCGCGGGCGGAGCCCCAGACGATGAACGTGCCGCGGTAGTCGTTGAAGTCGACGTCGAAGCCGCAGCCACGGCCAATCTCGTGCGCGGCCATCATCCGGTAGAAGCAGTCCTCCAGCGGCAGTTCAGCCAGCGACGCCTGCCACTGCGCCATGAGCAGCGCGGTCGTGTCGCGTGAGGTGAGGGTGCCGAGCGGATCGGTGACCGGGTGAGGCGCAGTCTCGTTGCCCGTGGGCCCGTTCTGCTTGTACCAGCCGGCGGCCGTCAGCACCGCGGGGATCTGCTCCGACGTGAAGGTGGGCATCGCCTCGCTGTGCAGCGTGGGCACCGTGTTCTTCCGGTACGGGATGACACCGGAGGACAGCACGGCGAGGGTCTCCGACCCGACCTGTGTGGGGAGCGGCTCCCCTGCGCCGCGCGCGGCACCTTGGAAGTTGTCCACCGCGAGCGCTGCCAGACCACCAGCGGCGGCCTGAGCCCACAGCGGATCGGCGACCGGGCCGGTCGACAGGATCGCGGTCTCCTGCTGGCTGGTCTGCGTCGCCATCGGCTGGAGAAGGAGCCGCTCTGAGCCGTGGACGCCCTTCGCTGGCATGAGGATCGCGGGGAAGTCGGCGAACTTCTGGCGGCACCGTTCTGCGCGGGCCATCGACGACCGGGCGAGCGGGCCGACGAAGCCGTCCTTGAACGTCTTGACGGGCTTGTCGCCGATGCGCGTGCCCAGGTCGGTGAGATCGAGCGCGGCGAGCGACGGGGTCATCGGCGGGACGACCGGGCGGCGGCAGCTGGGGCACCGGTACTCGTACTGCTTGCCATACATCACCGTGCCGGACTCCGTGGGCCCGGTCTTCCACGTCCACACCGCTTCGACGTCCTTGTCGCAGTGGTGGCAGTGCGACACCGGCCGGTGCTCCAGGTCGGGCATCGGCAGGGACTTGTCGACGAACACCCAGTAGCCGCGGTCCCGGGACTGCGGCACGCCGAAGAACTGTGAGTTCAGGTACAGAACCGTGTGGTTGTAGCCGAGCAGGTCGAACTGGTTGAGCCACCACCGGTAGGTCGAGCCGTCCCCGACCTTCTTGCGACCGGGCAGCGCGATCCCCCAGGAGGTGAGCTGGGTGGTGCACTCAACGAGGATGAGGCGCGGGTGGTGCTTGGCGGCGTACTGGAGGACGCAGGTCGCGGTGGCCCGGTCCCGCTCCGACCGGGTGACCCGCTCCTCGTAGTCGGGGTCCTCCAGATCGAACAGCGTCGCGCCCTGCCTGTAGGCCCGGATCGTGTTGGCGAGCGAGTGGTTGACGCAGGAAACGCCCGCGACCAGCAGGTCGGCTGCGGGGAGGTCCCGGGCCGAGTGGTAGTCGGCCGCCTCGGGGTCGACGAGGTCGGCGATCCAGTGTTCGGCGTCGGGGTGGTTCCGCTCGTGGACCTCGACCTTGTAGGCGTTGTGGTTCGCGGCCATGATCGTGGTGAACCCGGCATCCTCGACGCCCTTGGTAAGGCCGCCGAAGCCGCTGAAGAGATCGACGGCGACGAGGTCGTCGTGGCGGAATCTGCGGCGCTTGGTGGCCGGCCGGTGCGTGGCCGTGCGGGGCTTCTTCTTCGACGGGGCGGCCATTACGCGACCTCCTCGCCGTCGACGGGGATGACGGTCTGGATGTCGAGCGCCCGGGCCAGGAGGTCGGTGAACTGGGCGCCCGTCATGGTGACGTAGCCGTCGGCGGCGGAGGCCTTCCCCTTGCGGTGGTGCCACACGACGCCGAGCCATGCGCCGTCGTTCTGCCGCTCGTCCTCGGTCTCGTCGATCCACTCGGCGAGCGTCAGGCGGCTGGTGTTCTTCGCCTCGATCACGACCCCAACGACGCCGGCGATGTCCCCGCGGTCCTTCGTGGCCCCGGCGATGCGGCGTTCGGCGAACGGCCAGCCCTCGGCCTTGAGGTGTTCGACGATGGCGCGCTCCCAGCTGGAGCCCTTCGCCTTGTTGCGGTTGGTCACTGGTTCCCCCCAGGAACGGTGAGGTGGCCTTCGGTGCAGGTGTGGGCGCCGCCCGGGTGGAGGACGGCCGCGGTCTCGATGTCGCACGGCCGGCAGTAGCGGAAGGCCTGTACGGCGATCGCCCCGTACGGTGCGGGCGGGAACACGACGGGCCGGGTGCGGTGGAGGCCGGTCGGCCACACGAGCTGGGCGGCGAGTCGCAGCGGTCTGGGCAGGGCGAGGATCCGGGTACGGGTCACGCCGTCGCCCCCTCACGCTGGGCGCGCAGTTCCTCGGTGAGGGACACGTTCGCGTCCTGCAGGGCGACGCAGCGGTCGACGGTCTCCGCCAGCGCCCGCTTCGCGAGGGCCAGCTGACGGCGCAGCTCCGCGTCCCCGACGGGCGCCTGCGGGTATGGCAGCGGCGCCGTCGGGTACTGGTCGCGCTGGTGCTGCACCAGGCCCTGCATCTTGAGGAGGGCGGCGTCCTTCTCGTCGAGCTTGCGTTCCGCCGCCTCACGGGCCGCGGTCTCCCGCTCGCACCGGCGCAGCAGGGCCTTGTACTTGGCCAGGGTCACGAACATCAGGCGTCAACTCCGATGGGGCGCAGCGGCCAAGAGCCGTCGATGGATGCGGGCTTTCCGCTCTTCTTCAGGTGGGCCTCGAAGTCGGCGGCCCACCGGGCGTGCCACTGCACCTGCCAGTCGTGCAGCACCGAGGCGGGGACCTGGAGGGCCGGGTACTTCTCAGCGATCGCGCAGGCCACGTCGAGGGCGGCTGCGGCGTCGGCGTCAGCGGTGTGCGCGTCCGTCAGCGGTACCCCGTAGTGGGCGGAGAGAGCCTCCAACGTCCGCTTGCCGCGCCGGAACCGGTCGGCGGCCCGATCCAGAACAAGCGGATCCACGACCGGGGCCACCCAGGTGCCGAGCCGGTCGGCGACCGTACGGACACCGTGGCGGCGGCACTCGGCGTCGAGCAGGCTGAGGTCGAACGGGGCGTTCATCACGACGAGCGCGACCTGGCCGGCGAGTTCACCCGCGAGCGCGGTAGCGATCTCCTCGATGACCTGCTTCGCCGGGCGGCCGTGTGCCCGCGCCTGCTCGGTGTTGATGCCGTGGACGTCGCTCGCGGCCTTGGGGATCTCGGCGCCGTCGAGGTCGGACAGCCAGTGGGTGGTCTTCCCGTCCGGGTGGATCAGGGCGGCGGACACGATGCGGTCCTGGCTGATGCTGACGCCGTTGGTCTCGCAGTCGTATGAGGCGAGCGGCCCGCGGTGCCACGAGCTCTGCGTGGGGGTGCTCATTCGGCACCTCCGGCGGTGAGCTCGGGCAGCGCCACGGTGGCGAGGCGGCCTTCGCGCCAGGCCTGCATGACCTGCTCGCGGCCGTCCTTCTTGAACCGCACGGCGTGCGTGCGCGCCCGGGCCGGGGCGATCGCCACGCCCGGCACGTCATGGATCACACCGGTCTCGGGGTCGGGCCATTCCGTACCGCCTGCCGCGGTCAGCTCGGCGAGGATCTTCTTCGTGAACGCCTCGCGCACCGTGGTGACGAACCGCCGCTCGATCTCGCTGGCGAAGTTCTCCCGCACCCACGCGGTGAACTTGTCCTCGTCGATGACCTTCGCCGCGGTCTCACCGGAGGCGAGACTCACGGTGGCGATATCCGGTCCGTCGGGCAGGGTGACGGCGACCTGGCGGGCGCCGGTCTCCTCGGCAGCGGTGTCGAGGAGCGTCTGGGTCTCGGCCCGGGCCGCCTTGTACGCGTCGTTGACGACGTCGACGAGGGTCTTGAGGTAGGCCTCGCGGGCTGCTGCCTCTTTCAGGCTCATCTGTGTTCTCCTTGGGCGGGGCCGTCCTGCCTGCTTCGGACGGGCAGGACGGCCCCATCTGGTGCGGTGGTCAGGCGGCGGAGCCGGTGAGGATCTGCGTCATCTGGCGGATCTGCTGGGCGCCGGCCTGGGCGATGGGCAGCCCGTAGCTCTGCTCGAACTCCTCGTCGAGGTTGTCGAGTCCGGCCTTCGCGGCGGCTGCGCGCAGCTCCCGCTCGGCGATGTCCGCCTCGGTCTCGCCCTCGGCGACGACCTCGACGTCCGGCACCTCGTCACCGCCCTGCTTCTCGTCGCCGGACGGCGTAGGCTCGGCGAGCTGCTGACCACGGGCGATCAGGTACGCGCCGAGCTCCAGCAGCTCGCGCTCCGGCGTCTTCACCGTCTCGGCGAGGAGACCGGCCGCGTGCGCCTGCCGGTAGATCTCCTTCACGGCGCCCGGGGCGGTCGCCTCCGCCGCATCCGTAGCGAAGTCCTGCGCGGGCTGGGACCGACCGTGCACCGCAGCAGGGCGGGGCTGCTCGGCGCCCGGCCCGGGCGTGGCCCACGGGTCGCCCTCGCCCTGCTGGACCTGGCGCAGGTGCCGCTCCGGGGCGGGGTTGTCGGCCTGCGCCATCTCCTCAGCGGTGTACACCCCGGCCAAGTCGTGCGGGAACGCCTTCCGCAGCGCCAGCGCCTCCGCACACTTCGCGATCTGGTTGGCGCCCATGTTCTTCCACATGCGGGTGGGGTTGCCGTTGTAGTCGGTCTGGACGTACTCGCGGTACAACGCCACGGCGGAGAACCGCTGCCCGTTCCGCAAGACCGTCACCTTCGCGGCGGCAGGCGCCTCCTCGGGCAGCCACACGTCGCGCCAGTTGCCAGCCGCGTCGCACCAGAGGGTGTCCTCGTACCCGAACGACTCACGCGTCTCGGCGATCACTCGGTGCGCGACCACGCGGTAGCCGTCGATGCCGGTCTGCGGCGTGAAGACCTTCCGCCCGGCCCTCTTGTCCTTCCGGCCGATCAGGTAGATCTGGCGGGAGAACGGGTCCAGGCGGGTGCGCTGGCACAGGTGGAGGAAACCGGCCAGCTCGGCCTTGGTGACGTCGTCGTCGATGCCGGACTGCTGGAGGACCAGGGCCTGGTCTGGGGTCCAGTCGGTCTGGTCGGGGCGGATGGCGAGGGCGCCGCCCGCCTGCATGATCTCGGCGCTCACGGGCGCACGTCCTTCCGGGAGTTCAGGGTGGTGCCGACGTAGCGGGCTTCGATGCGGGTGCCGTCGTCGGTCATCTCGGCGCGGGCCTCGTAGGCGCCGGCGGGCTGGTACCACTTGCCGCTCGTCCACTGCCCGGCGCGGATCATCGCGGCGATGTTGTCGGCGGTGGTCCGGTTGCGGTATTCGCCGACGGGCATCCACTGGCCGGGGTTGGTGCGGAGCTTTTCGGCGGTATGGGCGTGGTTGACGCGGATGTGGGTCACGGCGTCTCCTCGCAGGCGCAGGGGTCGTCGCAAGCGCAGGCGAGGGCTGCGAAGCGGGTGTCGGCGTCGTGGTCGAGGTCGTGCCGGTACGGGTGGTCGAGCGGCAGGTTGCGGCGTGCGGTTTCCAGGGCGGCGAGCCGCTGCCGGGCGACGAGCGCTGCGACGAGGTGGGCGATGCGGGTCTGCGGGCCCGCACTGATCGGCTGCACGGCGCTCACAGGGCACCCCCGTATCCGGCGTGGGCCTGCTGCTTGCGGTACCAGCGGTAGCGCGGACTCGGCGCCTTCGTCTCGTCCCACTCGATGGGGCCGTGGCACTTCCGCATCGGGTTGTGGAACCACTCGCGGCGGAAGGAGGAGCGGCCACAGCCGGGGCACTGGATGCGAGGCCCGTACTCGTAGCCGATCTCCGACCGGAACGCCTCGGTGCGCTCGAACTTGTCGAGCCTGCGCACCTCGTCAGAGCCGTCGATCGGCGTCTCTTTGCTGGTGTCGAACTCCCACGGCTCGTCGGCCGCATCCTTCAGCGCGTTGTCCTCGCAGTCGGCGTCGACCCAGACGACGTAGACCTGGGTCCGCTCGATGACGACGGGGTAGCGGCGCTCGTCTTCGCCCCACGTGCGCGTCTCGCGGATCGCGCGGTCGAGGATCGCCTCGACGGCCGGGTTCGGCTCGGCCGGTTCGGGTCGGGCCCACTTCTTAGCGAAGTACTCGTGGTCGCCTCGGTGGCCGAGGTCGAGCTGGCACTCCTCGTAGGAGCCCTGCGGGTACGACTCCTCGCACTTCATGCCGCACCTGCCTCGCGCTGGGCGGGGACGGGGCGGGGCGCGGTGAGTTCGGCGGTGGCGTCCCGCATCTGCCGCAGCCCGGTGCCGTAGACCTCGATCCGGCCGTCACCGGCGTACTGCTCCAGCAGCTTCTCCATGCGGGCGTCGAACTCGTGACGGGCGTGCGAGTCCTTGCCCTGGTGCTGTGCCGACAGGGCCAGCTGGTGCATGTCGGCGAACTCCTCGCCGAAGCCCTCCGGGTCCTCCGCCGCCGACTGGAACAGCTCGACGAACACGGCACGGATCAGGAACATCGAGACGTCGATGTCGACGCCGTTCTCGGTGGGGCGCAGGGTGACGGGGATCGGCGCGTCGATGCGGTAGTGGTTCATCGGGTGCTCCCGGTGTGCTTGCGGTGGCGGCCCAGCGGCCGAGAAGAAGAGGAGAGGTGGCCCGTACGGGCCCAATGCGGGACGCGCTGCGGCGCGGTCGGGCGGGGCTTCGGCGCGGGCGGCTCTGAGCGCAGCTGCCAGACGAGCTGGGCGATCCACCACGCGAGGAACAGCAGCGCCAGGTAGATGACGGCGTGGAGCGTGCACCAGCCCCACAACACGTGCCCCATCACGGGGCGGCGTCCGATTGAGGCAGGTCCCGGCCGAGCCGGTAGCCGTGATGCAGCGGCGAGTCGTGCGGGTCCTCGCGGAGGGCTGCGGTCGGCGCGAACGTCCGCGTCAACGCATCCGGCTTAGTCGGCTCGTCCCAGGGGGCGACCATCGGGATGCCGAACATGGCCCGAAGCTCGTCCTGGGACACAAAGTCCTGACTCACGAGAGCCGGCGTGCGGCCCTGCTTCCAGCGCTGGCCAGCACGGAGCCGGGCAGAGAGCGCCTCACGCTGAGCGTCCAGCTCGGCGACCCGGGTCCGGAGCGCGGCGTTCGCCTCGTGCTCCCGCTTCAGCTCCGCCAGCGACTCCTCGGCAACCCGCACCGCGTCCGTCGACACCGACGCCATATCCGCGGCCGTCTCCGGCGTCATCAACAACCCCGCCGACTCCAACGCCAGCGCAATCCCCGCCGCCGTCCTGTTCTGCTCCAGCGCCGCCAGAATCACGCCCGCCGCGCCGTTCACACGCCTCGTGTTCACGCGGCCACCGCCGCAACCGACACCGGCAGCGCCACGACAACCTCGACCGGCACATCGCGCCACACAGCGTTCAGCACGTGACGGCGCATCGTCCGCCCCAAGTGCTCGTAGCTGTTGGCCTCGTGGACGTCCCCGCCGAGCACGCCCTGATACGCCAGGAGCCCCGCCATGGAGTCGGTGTGCACGAACCCGCGCAACTCCGAGATGACCGAGCTGATCGACCAACCCGCCTCCGGCAGGTCCGGGTGCTCCGCCAGGAGCTGCACCAGCGCGGTCGCCGCGCTGATCTGGGTAGAGTTACTGGCCATCGGTGGCCTCTCCTTCATCTGGTTCGTAGAGGTGCGCCGGTAGTCGTGGGGTCGCCAGGCCGGGAAGTCAGGCGGCCCTTCGGCGCGTTCAGGGGTCAGGCGCCCAGCGGGCGGTTCCTGCGGCACTTCCGGCACGCCATGTGCTGCGGCGGGTTCCGGTGTTCGCAGGTCGGGCACTGCCAGCCGAGGAGCGCCCGCAGCAGCCGGCGCATCAGGCGGCGTCCAGCAGCCGCACGAGCGAGGCGGTGATGACGCGGTGGCGGCCGTTCAGCGGCAGGACCTTGACCGGCGCTTCGCCGCGGTTGATCAGGTCGTGCAGGTAGCCCTTCGAGATGCCGAGCGCGGTCGCGGCCTGGGGGACGCTGACCGTGGCCGGCCAGGTGCGGATCTCGTCGAGGGTGGGGACGGTGGTGGCCATCAGGCGTCACCAGCCGGGGTGGGCTCGGGGGGCATCAGGTCGATGACTTCGCAGTTCAGACCTTCGGCGAGCCGCTTGAGGACACGGGGTGAGGCGTTGGCGCGTCCGCGTTCGAGGAGTCCCATGTAGGACTTGCTGATCCCGATTTTGCGGGCCAGTTCGGTCTTGTTGAGCCCTGCTTGTATGCGGCGGCGCTGGAGTCTCTGTGGGTCTTGGGTCGGTGGAGACATACCTAGAGAGTAGAGGAAAGTAGAAGAGAGTCAAGGCTGAATTAGAAGTCAGTAGCAGTCTGTTTGTGAAGGAGTTGTGTGGAGGGGTTCTCTGCTTGGGCTGTCGGCGGGAAGCTGCGACAGTTGAGTGAAGTTGACTAAAGTCCACAGAAGTAGGAAGGAAGATCATGGCGCCCGAGCCCGGCACCCCCAAGCCGCCGCCCGAGGCAGACCTCATCCGCCTCGCGAGGCAGGCCAGAGGCCTCAGCCCCGAAGAAGCCGCCGACCGGACCCCAATCCGGATCAAAGGCTTCCGCTGGCGGCAGATCGAGAAAGGATGGAAAGGCAAGCCCGGCGCCTCAGACCTCGCGAAGGCGCCGGCCAAGACCCTTGCCCACATGGCGAATACCGTCGGCGTCGCGTCCTCGCGGCTCGCCGAGCACCGACCGGACGCGGCTGCGATCCTGCGCGAGATCGAGATTCAGCAGGTGGAGCGATCTGACGCGCTACCTGATCCGCTGGCTCGGCTGACCTCCGAGCGGCAACGGATCATCATGGACATGATCGCCGAGCTTCCGGCCACAGACCGCGCCCCCGCGCTGCGTCGGCTCGCCGAGCGTGTGGAGGGAGGCGAGTTGGACACTCCGGAGCAGGCGTCGGCGCCGCCGGTTCGCGCTGTCGATCAGCGGCATCCGCGCACCGGATAGGGGCAGCGCCGGATAGTAACGTTTCAGCCACGATCCACGTTTACGCTCGTGACTGAGGGCTACTCGCGAGGCACTGTGTGTACCCCGCACACACGCCGACGTGTGCGGAGACCGAGACCCACCGTGCACAGGGGACGAGAATGAGCTGGATCGTTCTCGCGGCTGGGCTCGGCGCAAACATAATCGTGGTTGTGCTGCTCTTCCGGCGGCTGAGGCGTGACCTCAGTCGGCAGCTGCGCGACATGCGTGCCGAGCACAACAGCGAACTGATACTGCACGCCCTCCGGGACGTGCCCGAACAACGAGAGCAGGCGGCTCAGGTCGCCAACGGAAGCGGAGGAGAGCTCCAACCGTCGCCTGGCGGCATGCAGCCAGTCCGCAGTAAGCGGCACCTGGGGCTCTTCCTCGGAGGCGGCATCGCGGCACTTGTCGCGACGCTCGGCCAGACGGTACGGGACGCCTGGCGGACCGAGCGAGGTCAACTCATCGCCACCGCAGGGGCAGTGGCCGCAGCAGGAGCAGCAGCGGTGATCCTCCTGATTGCCTCGCCGTGGAATGACCGGAACGACCGGCCGCCGACCTCCGCACCGCCGGCGGCCCCAACGCCACCACCTGGCTACACTCAACCGCCGTCCCAAAGCCCAACGCCCAGCGGGCCGCCGCCCAGCGCCAGCCCCTCGCCCTCGCCGTCGACAGCGACGAGCAGGCCAGGACCGAGCGGAAGCGTCACGCCCAGCGCGTCGGCGACTGCACGCCCGACGGCAACCAGCCCACAGGCGTCCATCGTCCCACCCTCCGGGCAGGCAACACCGCCGCCGTCGCACCCACCGCAGGAGCCACCGCCACCAGGCGACGAGTCCCGTTCGCCCACCACGCCCGAACCGCCACCCGCAACGCCCACCAGGCCGCCACCAACAGGCGAGCCGCCGCTGCCACCCGCCCCAGCCCCAGCCCACTGCGCCGGCCTCACAATCGCGCCTGTGCTCAGCGTCGGGGTGTGCCTCCTTGGCGGGGGTGGTGGCTGAACCGAGAGGAGAACAGTGGCAGAGATCAAGAAGGTCGTGCTGCGAAGCGGTGCCGTCCGGTACCGCTTCGTGGTCGACGTTGGCCGCGACGAGACGGGGAGGCGTAAGCAACTCACCGTCACTAAAAGGACTAAGAAGGAAGCGCAGGAGGAACACGACCGCATCCGCGGGCAGATCACGACAAGCACGTACATCGCGCCCAGCAAGGTGACCGTGTCCGAGTGGCTGGATGTCTGGCTGGCGAAGAAGGCCAAGACCCGTGAAGAGACGACGGTCGACACGTACGCCAACTATGTGACGCGTGCCCGCGAGCAGCTCGGCCACATCAGGGTGCAGCAGCTCACGGAGGAGCAGGTCGAGGAGTTCCGCGACTACCTCCTCACCTCGGGGCGCAAGCGCGGCGGCAAGCCGGGCACTGGCCTGGCCTACGTCACGGTGCAGGGCATCCTCAACCGGCTGCAGGAGGCCCTCGATTACGCGGTCGCCCGCAGAGTGGTGGCCGTGAACGTGGCGGCGTTCGTGGAGATGCCGAGCTCGGCACGGCACGCCGAGCGGCAGGCCGGGAGGAAGCGGGCCAAGCCGTGGAACTTCGCCGAGGTCGAGCAGTTCGTCGCCGGCATCGAGGGCGACCGGCATGAGGCGCCGCTGCTGCTGTCTCTGATGGGGCTGCGGCCGGCGGAGGTGTGCGGCTTGCGATGGTCGATGCACGTCGACTTGGACGCCCGGACGGTGGAGGTCGGCGATACGCGGACGCTGACGGCGCGTAAGGGCAAGTCCACTCGGGTGGTGGAGAAGGGCGTGAAGACTGAGGCGGGTAACCGGGGTCTCCCCCTGCCTGGCCTGGCGTACGGGGCGCTGGCGGCGATGAAGGTCGTGCAGGACGCCGAGAAGCTGACGGCCGGTGAGGCGTACGAGTCGTCGGACTACGTGTTTGTGGACGAGCTGGGGCGCCCGTTGACGACGCGGCACCTGAGGATGCACGCGTACAAGCTGATGGCCGAACTCAAGCTGCGGAAGGTGCGGTTGTACGACGCGCGGCACTCGTGCTTGTCGTATCTGGCGCTGAAGGCGAAGGTGCCTGATGTGGTGCTGGCGGCGTGGGCGGGTCACACGAACGCGAACTTCACGAAGATGAAGTACGTTCACGTCACGGCTGAGGATCTTCAGGAGGCTGCGGACGCTCTCGGGGCCGGGCCGATGCGGCGGCGGTCTGTGGCGGGTGACGCGGAGGGCGTGTGAGAGATTGTGAGAGATCTCGACTGGATGATCTTCGCCTGTCGCGTTGACCATTAGGTTCGCCGGGGATTGCACTACGTGATTGTGCAGTCGATGTCGTCCGTGAGGTCTTGCCATGTCGTCTACGGCATGGCAAGGCCCGGTCAGAGGCGAGTCTGATTGTCGTACTGGGTCGTGTCTGTGAGAGATGTGTGAGACGGCGGCCCGCCGGAACGTGAGGGAGGCCCCGCCCATCCGCCACCGTGGGTGGCGAACGGACGGGGCCCGTGGAGCCCGTCTCGTCAACGTCTTCCGGATCGCTTCCGAGACGGGCCGACCCGCCCCGGGTAGAGGCTTCCGGCGACCACGCCGGGGCGGGGGTCTGGTGGGCGGACGTCCGGTGCTTGTCGTGTCGGGACGTCCGCTCTTGCCGCTGTAGCGGTAAGCGCGTTCTATTACGTGGATGTCACGGATGGTTCAGTTGTCAACCAGTGGACGGTGCTGACCGCTCGGCTACCCGCCCTAGATCGAAAAATGTACGGTCTACGATACAGACTCAAGATCACTTAGGGGCAAGCGTTGGCAGGTGCCATCCGCCCCACCCCCCGACTGGATCCTCCAGCGCCGCCGCATCGTCGGCGACCGGATCCGCGACGCCCGCTTACACGCCAACCTCACCCAGGAACGCCTCGCCGAACTTGCGGGCATGGACCGGCAGAGCGTCAACCGCATTGAGCAAGGCCACGCCAGCCCGAAACTCGACAACCTGTTCCGCATCGCCGACGCCCTCGACACTCCACTCTCCGACCTCGTGCGATGAGGGCCCGCCGCCGGAACGTGAAGTGAACGGCCCCGGTACGTCGCGAGACGCTGGCCGGGGCCGCGGGTTCAGCCTGTGTGCCTGGCTGAGGTCAGGGCTTGCGCGGGATCACGAACCCCCGGGCAGGCCGCTGTTCCTTCGGGTCGCGCGATGCGGGCTGCTGCGTGCGCTTCCACGCCGCCACCAGATCCGCGTAGCGCGGGTCGATCCACTCGGACACGGCGCCTCCCTTCACCGGGGAGGCTACGCCACGCCGGGCTTCTTCGGCTTCGGAGTGATGACGATCGTGCAGCTCGGGGCGTGCTGGCACTTCGCTGCCACCGATGCCAGAGTCTCGTCGGACGGCGGCCCCCACAGCTCCGCATCCGCCTCCCATCCCAGCTCCGCGATCGTCTCGCGGGTCCGGTCGAGGATCGGCGGGTCGTAGTTGGTGGGGTCGTAGCCCGGGGAGTGGTGGACGTACTGGCCGCCGAGCTGCTCACACAGGTCGGCGTACATGGCGGTGTGCAGGATCAGGGCGTGCCAGCCCTCGTCCACGATCCGCGACGGAGCGAGCCCGACGCCCGGGTTCCGGGAGCAGGCCGCGACGAACTTCAAGCCCTCCTCGACGATGCGGCCGGCCATCTCCTCACTCATGCCCGGGTTGGCGTCCATGACGGTGCCGCGAACACTGGCGAACTGCTCATCGGTGATGAGCATTCGCGCGAGGGCGGGCACGACCAGGTTCGGGGGCGGGTCCATGGGGCCCGGAGGTATGGTCACAGGGTCTCCTTCGCTCGATGCGGATGGGGATGGCCCCGCCCCGGGCCGGACCGTCCAAGGTGAGCGGCCCGAGGCGGGCGTTTAGGGGCGCGAGGGGCGCTCAGGACAACGGGGCCCGCAGTCGTACACCTGGGTGTCGAGGTTGCAGGCGCCCACATCGCCGCGGGAGACGCCCGCGCTGGCGCCGCCGTCCTTGAGGGAGGCGTTGCACCAGACGCAGTTCCAGCCCGAGTACTGGCCGTACGTCAGCTCGGTAGGCGGCGGAGGCTCAGGCCGCCACGTCATGGCGTGCCCTCGGACGCGAGGTGGCGGAGGGCAGCACGGTCGACGCACGACCTGTTGCTGAGGCAGGCCCGGCAGTTCGCGATGTGAATCCGGTACACGCGGGCCGCCAGCGTCCGGGCGCACGAGTCGCAGCCACGGGGGAAGATCGTCACTCCGCCGGGACCGGGTCGCTCGCCAAGGTCGACCGCCGTCTCGATCGTGAGCCGGGCCTGGCACCAGACACAGGCCGCACCACGGGCCTGTAACGCCGACAGGCGCGCGCCCCTGGGGATCGGCAACAGGGTAAGCGCACTGTCCTCAGCGCTGCTGCTGGTGCGCGTCTCCCCTGCCACGAAAGCCTCCACGGTCGCGGTGATCCGTCTCACACCACTGACCGTAGAGGCCCAAGTTCCCTACCGCCGACCGGAATCCGGTCGGTACACCTACGCAGCGAGGATGCCGACCTCCACCGCCAATTCCGACGCGCGGCGACGTCGAGCAGCCTGCGTCGACTCGACCTCCTCGAGGATGATGGCCCTCGCGTAGCCGTTGTACCGGATCGTCTCCGGGGCGGCGCGGTACGCCTTCTCGAGCGTGGCGATCGCTACGTCCGGCTGGCCGTCGAGGTGGAAACCTCGAGCCTCCTCAATGCGGTGGCGGGCGCGACGGGGCCTCGAGCGAATGGTGGCTTCGTCGGCTCGAGCAGCCTGCCGTACGGACTCGCCACCCTGGTGCAACTCGACGGCGACGGTGACGGCATGCGCGCCCATGATGGCCTGGGAGAAGCTCGTCACGGGGTGGTAGTAGTCCTCGGGGAGCCGCTTGGCCATCTTGCGGGCCTTGTCCCAGTGCCGCCACGCCGTTCCTGTGTCACGGCGGCGGGCGGCGGTGTAGCCGAGCTCGAACTCGAGGGCCCCCGCGATGGCGAGGACGTCGTCGCTCGCGTCGGGCAACAGCGGTTCGAGGAAGCGGACGGCCTCCCGGTTGATGGCGTCGGCGGCGTCAAAGTGCCGTCGGCCGGAGTCGCGATGAGCCTGGGCGAGGAGCCAAGCGGCAACGCCGATCGCGTGCGGATCGCTCGAGTCCTGCGCAGCGACCATGCCCCGCTCGGCGACGCGCCACAACAGGCTCGAGTCGGGCTGGTACGCGATGAAGAACTGCGACAACGAGTACGTCTCAGCGAGGAGCGCCTGCGCGCGACGCCGCACGGCGCTCGAGTCTGCGGCCCGGACGAGTGCCTGCGCGTCCCGGATCAGGTCAGGCAGGAGCCGGCCGATCGCCTCTCGGTGGTTCTTCGCGGCGTGACGGTCCTTCCATGCTCGAGCGAGCCGCGCCTCGAGGTGTGCAATTGGTGGCGGTTCGACGCTCGAGGAGAGGGCGAAGTTGTCGATGGCGGCTTTGACCGCTCCGAGGCGGGGGTGGCCTGGGCCGATGAAGAGGTCCACGTGTGTCTCCGGGTGACCGGTGAGGTCGGCGAGGTCGCGTACCCGGAGGGCTTCGGCGATGCGCAGCACCATGTCGAGGGCGGGCGCTTTCTGCTGCCCGTTCTCGATTTTGCGGAGGGTGTGCTGTGAGATGCCGACGAGGTCGCCGAGTTGTGCTTGGGTCATTCCGCGGCGTTCGCGGAGGATCTGCACCCGCTGGCCGAACTTCAGTGGGTCGGCGTAGGGGTCCGGGGTAGCATCGGATGGCATGGTCTCGCCTCTCTCCTGGTACGGGTCGCACTGTCCAGGGTAGGGGCGAGACCGTTTTCGTGTGAGCGGTCTGGTACGGATGTGCCGTACGACTGCTGGCCCGTAGGCTTGATCCATGTCCCCCGATTCCGTGACCCGTGGTTCCGTGCGGTCTGCTGACGACCTGAACCGGGCGATCCGCGCGTTGTGGTCGCATCCTGCGGTGCCGCTCACGGACGTGCAGCGGGAGGAGTACGCGCGGCTGTGCGCCGAGCTCCGGGCCGTCGAACGCGGGGACGTGGTCGAAGCAGCGTGACCTACGCCAGCAACGAGGGGAGCGGCACGCTCAGCGGAGCCTTACGGTCCTCCCACACCGGCGCACCGTCTCGGACGTCGACTAGCTCCCGGTAGCGGATCTCCTTGCCGCGCACAACCTCGATGTGCTCGTCGATCCTGTCCGGATCGAGGCCGTTCGCCGTCGCCCATTCGCACAGCGCGGCCCGACGTTCGTCATCCAGGTCTGGCTTCATCCCTCCAGCATGGCAGAGGGCCCCACTCGCCGGGGCGAGCGAGGCCCTCACGGGCGGCCGGTCAGCGCAGGATGTGGTCCAGGTACCAGACGCCGAACCCGGTCCACGCCACCGCGAACACGATGGCGCCCGCCTTCGTGTGGACGCGGAACCAGCGGCGGGTCGCCGCCGACAGGGTGGCCTCCTGCCGGGCGGAGCGCAGCGCATACGTCTCCACCGCCGCCCCGGCCAGGATCAGACCACCCCACACCGCGTCCCCGGTGTTCACCGGCCGACCGCCGTCCAAATGCCCAGCCCGATCGCCGTCGCCGAGGCCAGCGCAGCGATCGACTGGAGCGGCCACTGACGTCCCTGCACCGCAGCGAGACCCGCCTTCAACGGCTTGATCTCGTCCTCCAGCAGCTTCCGGAACGCCTCCTCCGTGTCCCTCCGGAGATCTCGAAGATCCTGCTCCGTGCGTGTGGACCGCTCCACGAGGACGGCACATGACGTCTTGATCTCGCCGAGGTCCCGGCCGAAGCTGCCGATGTCGCTCCTCAGGTTGGCCAACTCGACGGCGACCGACGTGGTCTCCGGCGGCGTCACTCCCGCACCGCCTCAGCCCCGTCCGTCCGCAGCCACCCGGGCAGCAGACCCTGCACCGACGGCAGCGCCATCACCCGCGCGAACCCGCCAGCCACCGCCAGAGCACCCGCCACCCACGGCAACGACTCCGGCACCCCAGACGCAGCCACGATCCCCGGCAGCGCCACGGCGACACCCACTGTGGTCTGAAGCACCGTGCGCACGGTCCGCTTCGTCTCTTCCTTCGGCATGATCAGCTCTCCATTTTCGTGTCGAGGGCTGCCCGTACGAAGCAGTCCTTCGCCTCCAACAGCTTCCGCAGCCCGGCCGTGAGCTCGGGCCCGTCCGGAAGCGCGTCGGTCATCTGCTGCGCCAGCTCGGCGCACGGCCTGCTCACCTCCTGAAGGTGAGCGGGGAGGTGCGCGTACTCGAAGTACCGCAGCAGGTGGGTGGTGCCTGGGTGCCGATCGGCCATAGTCAGGCTCCCTTCTTCTCCAGCGCGGTGACGCGCTTCTCAAGAGCGGTGAGGCGGTCCTCGACGCTCGGCTTCGGGGCGGGCGTAGGCGGCTTTGGAGCGGGCGGCTTCGGCGTCGGCGGCTTCGCGGTGCTCGGCGACCAGGACGCCGGGTGCTTCAGCCGCTCGTCCACCCGCTTCCGGATCCCGTCCATGTCCCCGGCGATGCCCCGCGGGTCGACCTTGCCCGGCTGCCACTCCTTGTGGCCGATCACCGAAGCGGCCGTCCACTTCGACCCGGCCGCGGTGTGCGCCCGGCAGATCGCAGCCGACGCCCGCACGATCCCCTCGACCTGCGCGGCCGGCCAGGGGTCCTTGCCGTCGCCGAGGTTGATGCACTCAAAGCCGTAGAAGTGCCGGTTGCCGTCGGTGTTCGCCTCGTTGTCCGTGGGCAGCGCGGTCTCGTTGACGACGGCCTTGAGGACGTCGTCGTCGCCACTGCCGGCGTGGTTGGTGCGGCCGTTGCCGACGAGCCACACCTCGCCCTTCTTGTCGATGACTCCGTGACACAGCGGCCCGGGCAGCGCGGAGTGCCCGTTGTAGCAGAGGTCGACCGAACTCGCGGTGCCGGAGGTGACGGTGTGGTGGATCATCACGCCGTTCACCGGCCCCCAGGGGCCCTTGCTGTTGCGGTTGTGGGTGCGCCAGCTGCGGACCTCGTGGACGGTGACGCCCTCGGCGCGCAGTGCCGCGACGAGCCGGTCTGCGGTCAGTGGTGTGGCCATGTCACTCCTACAGGTATGTGGTGGTCGTCGCGAAACGCGCAAGCTCGGTCGACACGCTGGCGTCGCCGTTCTGCAGCAGGGCCCGCAGCCCGGCCAGCAGCGTGTCCACGGTCTGCTCCGGCAGCGGCCCGCCCGGGCCCTCCTGAATCTGCAGCGTCACCGTGAACCCCGTCTCGGACGGTCCGTTCGCGATCAGCCGGTAGTACGGATACGTCAGCTCAGCCACGAGGGCCTCCTAAGCGAGTCGGGTAACGCGCATCAGCGAGCCGGCACCCACCCGGCAGGCGTCCGCGCTGGACGTGTCTTGGGCCCATTGGAGGGCGAGGGTTCCTGCGCTGCTGCCCGTCGTGAGCATGCTGACCTCCTTAGCCAGCGCCAGGTTCGTGCTGGACTGACGGTCGCCGTAGAACACGGTCGTGCTGTACGCGTGGACGCCCCACCGGCCGACACCGGCCGGGGTCGTGTCGGACACCGTGGACGCCATACCGAGCGCGCTGCGGTTGCCGGTGACGCCGGACGGTACGGTCCAGGCGGTGCGGATCCCGGACGAGCCGACTGACGCGGCGTACCAGATCTCGATCTCTACGAAGTAGCGGGCGTTGGCTTCCAGGGTGGTGGTGAGGTCGGGGTCGTCGACCAGCGTGGTGGTCGACGAGCGGTCCGTGTTCGCGAGCTTTTGGATCATGTTCGGGAGCATCGACTGGAGCAGAGTGCCGGTGAGGCGCTGGCCCGCGTAGATCGACGGGTAACGGGACACGCGAACCTCCTACAGGGACGTGTATGCGGGATGGGCCAGCGCCACCGCGGCGCCGGAGGAGTGCGCCTTGGAGACGCCGTTGATCGAGCGGATGACCGTCATGGTCTGCGGGTTGACGACCTGAAGGTCCTGATAGCGGATCTCAGGGTTGACGTTGGTGTTTGCGCTGGCGGAGATCGAACGCAGGCCCAGCGACACCGACGTGGTGATCGACGTGTCGGTAGTCGCCAGGTGCCAGACGTCGGGCTCCACGCTGCTCGTCGGCCACGCCTTGGCGCGTAGCGTGCTCCCCGACGTCTGGAAACGGAGCCGGTAGTAAGTGCCCGCGGTGTACGCGCCGAGCGTGACCGTAGCCAGTTCCGTTTCCACGGCTGCCACCCGCTTGCGCAAGGTCAGCGTCATCGTGCCCGTGGAGTTGAAGGCGAGCCGTGCGGCATACAGGTTGTCCGGGTCGAGGTAGCGGCCGGTCAATGACCCGGACAGGAACCCGCCCGTCGCGGTCGCCGAGGGGGTGAGGCTGACGTACGCGTCGAAATCGGTGTACGTGAAGTCAAGCACCGCGCGGCGGGAGACATTCGTTGACGCCAGACGGTGGCCGCCATAGCCGCCGGTCACCTGAAAGTCCGCGCTCGTGCCGCCGCTGGTCTGCCATGCCTGCCCAGACTCCGCCGTACCCCAGCCCGACGCCACGATGCGGTCGTAGGTGTCGTACGCCGCGCTCGTGCAGGCCTCGACGAGCACGACCTCGCCGCCCACACGCACCTCGAACGGGAACTCCACCGGCAGCTCAGCAGCGATGGCCGGCCGGAGGGTCACCATGTCCGACCACAGGATCTCGTCCACGGTCGGGAAGTCCGGCACGGTCGGGGAGCCGTTGGCGAACGCGGCCCCGGCCGGCGCTGTCGCGGTGGTCTCGAACCACGTCCACTGGTCAGCGACGAGCGCCTGCCCGTTGGCGGAGGTGGAGAGGTAGGCGCCGCCCGCGTCGAACCAGTTGAGGTTGAGGTCCACCGACCGCGTGACCTCGGACATCTGCCAGCCGGAGAGCGTGTAGTCCCGGCCCTCGACGACGGGCTGCATCGTGGCGCCCGCGTTGGGGAACTCGCCCACGCCATCCGGGATCAGCTTCATCGACCACTCGCCGCCGAACGGGGCGTTGCCGGGGGTCGGCTCGCGGGTGATGGTGCAGTCGTTCCCGGACCAGCCGGACAGGTCCATCTCGAAGTCGTAGTTGACGATCAACGACGGCGCGGCCTGGACCCACACGGGCCCGGTCGTGGTCCGTACGTCGACTGCGGTCTCGGAGGTGGTGAGGTCTTCGACGAGGACGCAGCCGTCGGTGTCGATCCTGTCGTAGACGCCATCCGATCCGGACGCCTCCACCGCGACGTGCCACGGCCCGTACGGCGTGCAGTTGTAGTCGATGGTCCAGGTGAACTGGTCGAACGTCTCTTGGTAGCCCTGCGCCATGAGCTCGATCAGGTCCGGCGGCAGCCACGAGGGCGGGTTGGCGATGTCCATGCGGTCGCCGATGTCCACGCTGGTGGCGGCCTCGATCATGTGCGGCGCCGCTGCCAAATTGAGGCGTACGACCGGGTAGCGGGTCTCGTCCCACGTGCCCAGGTGCAGCAGCCAGCCCGCGTGCTCGCCCGTCTGCACGTCCTCGTACAGGCTGCGGGTCTGCGTGTCGTCGTAACGGCCGACGCCGTTCGGCGGGACCTGCGTCGACAGGGTTCCCGTGTCGAGCGTCCGCCGCGTCGACGAGCCGCCGGTGCGTTGCACAGTGCGGTCGTTGCGGACGGCCTGATCGTCGTCCACCGGGTCCAGCGGCGTCACCAAGCCGTCGTCGCCCGTGTAGTCCAGCGTCATGGCGGGCTGCTGGTTGTACAGGGAGGGCCGGTCCCGGAACCGGAAGGCGGGATACCAGTCCCTACTCTCGTGCAGGATGCCCTCGTCGGCGTCCGCGGCCTCCCGCATCAGGTCGAGGATCGGCGTCTGGCCCTGCGGCCCCATCTGCTCCTCGCTGATCGACGCAGCGAGACAGGGAGTCAGCTCCTCCACACCGAGGCGGTACAGGCGCTCGGAGGTGACCTCGCCGTCCCACGCGACCATCGCGCCGATGGTCCCCGCGAACGCCGCAGAACTGGACGCGACCGTGAGGTGCCCGAGCGCCGTCGAGTTCAGCAGCCCACTGAACCCGAACCGACACTCCGTGGCCGCGCCGATCGTGTTCGCGGCCAGGGTCGTGGCCACGCCGCCGCTGACAATCTCCTCCAAGCTGGACTCGTCGACGTAGAACACGAACAGCGTCGCGTCCACATCGGCGCCGTCCTGCGTCAACTCCACACCGATGTGCACGTTCTTCCCGTTGATCGCGACCGGGTCGAACCCCGTCGCGATGATCTGCGTACCGTCCGCGTCGTACGCCCGCAGGTCGAGGTTCCCCGCGGTGTTGATCCACACGGCCCAGGTGCGGGCCGTCCCTGTCGTGCCGATCGTGAACAGCCGGTCCGTGCCGGTCACCCCGGCCGCCGGAACCGCGGCAGCAAAACGGGTGAAGATCACGCCCGTCGCCGCGTAGGGGGTCACCACCACCCTCGTCGTCCCGAACGAGTAGGTGGGCAGCGGCGCCGACGCCACCCAGCCCGAGTACGCCGCCGGCGTCACCCCACCCGACGACGGGATCGCCATCGCGGCCTGCCCGTCGAGCGCGGACCCGAAGCTGGACGAGCCGGCCTCGTCTTCCATGGGCCAGTAGGCGACGATCCCCGAGCGGGACGCGTTGGTGAACTCGCGGTACATGGGGCTGCGCGCCGGTGCGACGCCCTGGGACATGCGGCGCATCAGCCCGCTCGCCTCGACGTTGCACACGACGTCGTGCTGCGTCTCCCAGCGGGTCGACCACGACGACACCTCGCCCACGAACCTAGTCTTCCGGTTCGTGATCTGGCTGTTGCCGCTCATCGTCCACGTCCGGCCCGCCGAGTCGGCGAAGCTTGCGGCGCCGACCGTCTGGGCAGTGAAGTCCGGCGATGCGACGATCGTGCCCTCGATGCCGTTGCGGACCTCGGCGGCGTGCGCGCGGCCGAGCGGCAGCGTGAATGTGAAGCTGGTGGCGTTGCCGATCCGCAGGCCCGCCGTCGAGTTGAAGATGCTGGTGGTCCCGGACTGCGTGATCGGGTCCCCGAGCGGCACCCACGGCCCGTCCAGCGTCGCCGCGGTGTAGAACCGCACCGTGTTCCCCGACGCGCCGTTGTTGACGTCCAGCGTGACCCGTACGGCCATACGCCCGTTCGGCCCCGGGATGGCCGGCGCGATCGTCGACGACGCCGACAACGAGTTGGTGCCGTCTGCTGACCACTCGAAGTACAGCTTCCCGAACCGGCTGCCGAGGAACCAGGACTTCTGCCCGGTGATGCCGAACTTGCCGATCAGCTCCACCGTGGCGCCCGAGAACACCGGCGGCAGCCAGTTCGCCAGCGACGCGTCCACGCGCACGTCCAGGTCGCCGGTGATGTCCAGTGCCGCAGCGTCCGGCGTCTCAGCGTAATCCAGGGTGCTGGTGCCCGGCAGGTCCAGGTACGTCTCCCCGGTCATCACCGACACCCGGCACGGCGTGTTCCGGCCGATGCTGCCGTAGTACGCGCCGGCCGGGTTGCGGGGGGTGAACGCGCCGTCGTTGTTGTCGAGGGTGAACGAGCAGCTGGAGGTGTCGACCTGCTGCCCCCAGTCCGAGCGGCCACGCCGGATACGGATCTGCTGCTCGGCGCGCACTCGCGACGTCACATCGGTCCACGTCGAGCCCAGTCGAAACTCGACCTTCGTCGGCAGCGGGGTCTCCGGGAACGCCATCAGCCTGCCCCCTGCCCGAGCGACTTCTGCACGCTGCCGCCGCGTACGGCGATCTCCTTACGCAGCGGGTCAAAGATTTGCTGCGCCACGACACGCCCGTCCAGGGTGATCGTCTGGTGCACGACGATCGGCTGCGCGCCGCCCCCGGCCGGCGTCGGCGTGTACCGTGCGCCGCCGCGCTGGGGGGTGTTGAGCATGGAGGCCCAGGCGCCCTGCTGCATCATGCGGCGGGTGTCGGGCCCGGAGTACACGCGCGACCCGAACGGCAGCCGGACGAGCTCCGGCTGGTGCTCGCCGACGAGCGTCCAGGAGCCGCGGGCCCCGCCGGATGCGGCGCCGATGATGCCGCCCGCCGCTTTCATCCCGAAGCCCTTTTCGATCATCTTTTCCATCGCGGACGCGAGCTTGTCCATCGCCGAAGTGAGCTTCGTCTGCTCGCGCGCCAGCTTGTCGACGAGCTTGTCCTGCATCGCGATCGCCGTCTTGTACACCGCATCCGACGTCGTCTTGCCCGCGCTGGTGGCCGAGCTGTTGATCTGCGACTGCATGGAGTTCATCGACTTGATCTCCGACGACGACGCGTTCAACAACGCGCCCGCCGTCTCCAGCCCGCCGCCCTCGATGCCGGCCTCCGCGATCTGCTGCAGCAACGCACCGGAAAGGCCCTTCTTCTGGAGGTCGGCGAGCGCCTTCGAGAAGCTGGTCGCCTTGTCGCGGCTGGCGGTGAGCCCGCCCATGACCGACGCCACGGTGACCGGGCCGTCGCCCTGCCGTTTCGTGATGTTCGCCGAGGAGAGGACGCCCGACTTCACCGACGAGGACAACTGCGCCGCCGAGTTCTTCAGGTCGTCGAGCTTGCCCTTCGCCTTATCCAGCGACGCAGTCACCTTGCTGAGGGACTTCTCGTAGCCGAGGAGCTTCTTGCCGGTGGAGTCGAGGGCGCGTAGCAAGTTCCGTTCGGTGCCACCGTGTGTGGCGGCCCGGATCTTACTGGCCCACTGGTTCAGCGAGTCGATCAACGAGCGTGCGTCGCCCGGCTTGGCCAGCGCGGACCGGAACTCGGAGCGCTGGTGGCCGGCGAACTGGCCGAATCGACTGATGGTCAGGTCACCGCGGGCGTCCTTCCGGGCCTGCGCCTCCGCTTTGGTGACGCCGCCCCGCGCAAGACCAGCGATCTTGAGCGTGCCATTGTTCAGCGCGTTGAGGAGCGGCAGCCCGTACTTCTTCACCGCCGACGACTGGACGACGTACTCCGTATCCGACACCCGCGCTGTTGCGCCCGACGCGAAGCTGGCGAGGATGCTGTCGCTGCGCGGACCACCAGGGCCCTCGATGAGCCCCCCGCTGGGGAAGTGCTGGAGCTCGCCGCCCCCGGCGTAGCCGCGCACCGGGCCGCCCATCGCCCGGAAGCGGGTCGCGGCCCGGTTGTCGGCCGGGCCGGCCACGAATCGCTTCTGGACGTTGATGTACGCCGTGCCGACCACAGAGCCGTTGATCGCCCTAATTGCGGCGTCGAAGAACGACCGGTTGGCGCCGACCGGAACCTTCTTCGTGGGGAACTTCGTGCCCTTGACCCGGGCCGCATCGCCGAAGAAGGGGCGCGGATCCGCCGCCAGCGTCGCCTCAGAGCGCCGCTTGTCGAAGGCGGAGAGCTCGCTACGGGCGGCCCGCAGCGCCGCCTCAGCCTGCGACTTGTCGGCCGACAGCTTCGCCTTCCGCTCCGCCGTAAGCGCCGGATCCCGCAGCTTCTCCTTGATCGAAGCCAGGGCCGCCTCGGCCTGCTCGACGCTGAGCTTCAGCTTCGCGCGGCCCAACTTCTCGTTGGCGACAGTGGCGAACTCGCCGATCTTCCCGTTGACCCCGTCGAGCGTGCTCTTCGCACCCGTGGCCCACTCGTCGAACCGCTCGTTCGACGCCTTGAGCGCCTCACCGATACCCGGGATGTTCCCGAACGCCATCGCGAGCCCGGAGATGACCAGGTCGGCGGAATCGATCGCCGTCTTCGCCATCAAGGTGAAACCGGAGCTGAGCAGCGGCAGCCACTGGATGCCGGTGTTGACCATGTCGATGATCGTCTGGCCGACCATGACGAACGCGCCCCGGATGGCGCCCTCGTTCTGCTGCACCCAGTTCGACAGGCCCCGGAAGCCCTCGCCCAGGGTGGACACGTCGACGCCCGCCACTTCGAGGAGCGACTCAACCAGCGCCCCACCCAGGACACTCGCCAGGCTCCCGGCCACCTCGAAGCCGATTCGGCCGATCTCGTTGAACGAGCGGAACACGTCGGTGAGGATGTGCATGGTGGGCTCGATGCCCTCCATCGCGCCCTCAAAGAGCGCCGCGAAGCCCTCCAGAGCCAGGCCCGCCCCACGGAAAGCCTCGCCGATCAGCGGGCCGAACGTCTCCGCGAACGCGCCCGAAATCCGCCCCAGCGACGGCAGCAGACTGTCGTTCAGGAGCGACGCGAACCCGCCGAGCATCTCCGACGCGCCGCCGATGCCCTGCTCCAGCCCCTCGAACATCCCGGGCAGGCCCGTGTCCAGGAACCCGCCAAGCAGGCTCTGCCACGCGTCCAACGCCGGCTGCGACTTGGTGCCGAAGTCGAGGAACGCCTGGGTGAAGTCGAAGATGCTGTCGGTGAACTGGCCGAACCACTCGGAGCCCATCTTCACGTTCGTCAGCAGAGCACTCTTGAACGCCGGGCTGTCGGCGAACTTGGCCGCCGACTCGACGAAGTCACCGAACGCCTCGCCGCCGACCTTGACGACAGGCTCCAGGCCCTTCATCGCGCCCTTGAGGTCGTCCATCGACCGTTTCACGCCCGGCATGACCGCCTTCGAAGCGACCTTTTGGAGCTGCTCGAACTCGGGCTTGAGCTTCTTGAACTCCTCCTTCAGGTCCTTCGCCGCCAGCGCCGCCGCGCCGCCCACGCCGGCCAGGCCGAACAGCATCGGCGAGAGGGCGCCGATTGTGGGCAGCACTCCTGCGCCCAACACGGCGGCGACGCCGATCAACTGACCGCGCAGGCCCATCCCTCCGCCCCCGCCGCCGAACGCGTTGGCGGCGGGGGCGGAG